TGCCGCCCTTTTAGTTAGATATTCTCCCCACGAAGTATCAGCAAAGATTGCTTCCACCATCAAACTTATTTCTGCATAAACCTGTTCAAATTCAACAGCGTTTGCTGTCAGCATATCGGCGTTAAATGTTCCCTCAATGCTGGACTGGCCATTAAAGTCCGCCGCCAAATTCGTCTTTAATCTCGCTAAAATATCAGCTTCGGATTGCATTTCAAAACTCAATTCAATCACCTCTTTTAGCTTGATACCATCAACGGCCCGTAAATCGTTGTTAGTTCAATTGTAAATTCCAAAACATCTGATTCATTGGTGAAAATAATACTGTCGATGCTTTTAATATATGGATTTATTAGTAGAGATTCATTGATGTACCTTTCCACCTCGGCGGCGTTGTCAGCGTTATTTGCACTGGCCCCGATAAATTGTTCCAACTCAATTCCGTAGGCATTGTCATAAGCCCGATACCTCCAACGCTCTGTTTTTAGCGTTTTGTAAATCCAGACTTTCATAGCTTCGTTTTCTGTGACAATCTTGTGTTTACCGTTTTCGAAAATAAAACAATCGTTATCGAAGTCCCAGGCATATTCCTGGAAGGTATCCAGGCTATCCGTAACCGTATTATTGGCCGTCGTTGTACCACTGACAAAAGGATTGCTCATGCTGTCACCCGCCTATAAATGGACAATTTTGTCCAGGATAATATATTGTTGACTACTACCGTCGTTGCTGCTCATCATGGGCATGATTGCCACATAATCCCCTTCTTTCAGCGTATCGGTATATATGATGGTGTCAGTATAATCGTTGTCAATATCATGATTATGGCTTGCAAATTCGGCATAACCGCCGCCACCAGAACGGTTTTGTGTCGCGCTGATGATATGACCTTTTGCCGTTCGGCTATACCCAATTAGTAAATATTCGCTAATCCATACATCTTTGGCATCTAAGATTATACCGTTATAGCTGACTTTAATCTCAGGCGGTGGAGCAATAATCTTGCCAATCTGAATGGACGGTGAATTGCTATTCTCACTTACGCCCTTCATAATGTCTAAGATTGTACTGCATGGATTTTCACGCATTATATCACCCCTAAAAATTCCAAATCCATTTCCATTTTGTGAATGTTGCCACTGATAGAATGACGATCACTTCTTATTGTGAACTTACCTTTTAGCTGTTCTTCCTGGATAATGATTGCATAGCCCGTTATACACTGAATATTTCCGATACCTGATAATGATGATTTGAAAGCGACTGTTTTTAACATTGCTTTGGCGGCTGTTTGCGTATCCTGCTTTTTGTCAATTTTATAAACATCCTGCAGCTTTCCATACGCTGATAAATCGCTGTTATTGGATACCCGGCCAACTTCCGCCCCATTGTGATCTACAATCATAATCGTATTAATCATATCTTCTATGGATTCGCTGTGATTGGTGCTTTCAATGTTTATGTTATCGCTGGCCGTATAGTTTTCAATCGTTTCGCTCCGCTCGACAACATACAATTTGTCTTGATTCATATACATATGATATTGTTTTGAATTTTTCCAACTTGCCATATTCAAGGCTTTTTTAATGATCTCGCTGTAGCTCATATTATCAGCGATAAAATCCACATAAACGCCAATATTGCAGATACTGCCCACTGCAACGCCCATTTCATTTGCCACTTGCGTAATTACTGATTCCACCGTGATATTGCTGAATTTTCTTGTCGTTTTTGACTTGGCTAAGTAAATCAGTCGGTCATAAGCTACAAATTCAAACGTAAAATTGGCCGTGTTACGCTGCCGCATAAAAATAACGCCCCGAAAAATTTCAATCGGCTGCGCGTTTGGTGTTGCATCATCCTTCCAGTAAAGATAAACAGTATCACCGACGATGATATTTAAGTTTATAAGCCCTTTATCTTTCGTATTGTAGGCAATAGGAAATTCAAGCTTTCGGCCTGCCTGATCTTTATCGCCTTGCCATGTATATGAAATGGCATAGGGCGTAATATCCTGATTATTTACTTTACAACTGAATATTTTTACCACCGACTTTCAGACCGCTATTATTTGTTACTGTTAGAATGCTGCCAATCGATAAGCCACCTTGTTTTGCTATAGCCTTGTACGCTGTCAAATAGGATTTTGCCGAATCGGTCAAACTTGTTGTCTGCCCTAGGGCGCGGCTTGCTATATCCATTAGTGAATCCCCTGGATATACTGTTAATGACTTTACTAAACCACCTATGCTTGTTGATGCATCTACCCGTTTTTTTAATCCTGTCGCGCTGTCAATTGTGGTATCAGTGGCACCGCCAATAAACTTATATTCACGCAAATCCAGCGTATAATACAAATCACCGCTGCCGTCCTTCTCTCCCCATTTAAAGCTATCAATTGTTATTGCATAATTAATTGGCGTGTCTGTAATCGTGATTCGCGCTGGTTTGCCCGACGTTCTCCATTCGTCGATTGTTTTGACATAGTTATATGGAGAATCTGGCTTGCACTGACAAAAACTATATTCCTGATTTGGGAAAAAGCTACTTAATGACAACGTAATCAATCCCGTTTTGCCAATCATATTCAATTCGCCTACGTTATTGATATTAACCGTGGAATTGTTCTGTTTTACAGCGACTTCAAATACACTAGGCGGTATTGGCAATTGAATTTTATTACCCGCTGATTGTAGATATACTTTTGGTGCCTGATTCGCTGTGCCAGAAGGTGAAAGAAACTTTGGCATGATGTTTGAAAAGATACTGTTCAATCTAGCATCCCCTTTAAAAAGGAAGGTGCTAAACAGCACCTTCCGCTTGATTAATTGCGTATGATTTTAACTTAAAAGCTAACCTTTCAACGATCTTATCAATGTCTGCTTCTTCACGAACGATAAGAGTATCAGCCAGCTTTGGTATTGTGATTGCATTGCCGCCGTTATTTCCATCTTTTCGGCCTCTTTCATATTCCTGCCGCATTGACTTATCATGAGGGATAACTCTGCTGCCGCTCGGCAAATCAACTATTTCCGGCCCTGCATCGTGAATCATTGCCGGGCCACCTTTCCAGTTGTCCGTACCTTTTGCAAGCATTGGAATGGACGGCTGAAAATGTTGGCCGCCTACCACTGGCACCCAATCAGGAATATTAATACTAATTCCATTTACACCACCAATAACTGCATTAATTGCGGCTTTAATGGTATTCATAACCGTGTGACAAATTCCCTCAATGGTTCCGAAAATTCCTCTAAATATCTCGACAACTCCTTGCCATGCTTGCGCCCAATTCCCTGTAAATACGCCAGTAATAAACGTCAGAATACCACTTAAAATACTGACAACGCCGCTAATTACAGTGCCGACTATTTCCAAAAACCCGCTAAAATATATCCCGGCTAAACTACACATAGTGCTGATAACTGCAGTAATAACACTCATGATGCTTGTCACTATACTAGCACCTGATGTTGTTTTACTGGTTATTGCGTCCCATAACCAGCTAACCAGTGAAATTATCGGCCCTACAAGAAACATAAATATAGCAATAACGCCGTTTTTAAAACCAACAAACATCCCAATACAAGCCGCAATGAATACCGCTATTTTGGGTATCATGGCTTGCAGTTTTTCGGTAATCCCCATTTTATCCATCCATCCCGCTACGGCTGCCACGGCCGCGCCGAATATACCAACGATAGCTGTCCATAGATTGACGAAAAATGTCTTAACCTGGCTCCAATGCGTATAAATCAAATAAACTGCCAGCACAACAGCCAAAACTGCAAGGCCAATCGGTGTCATAAATAAAAACCGCGCGGCCGCCCCAATCGTTTTTAAAATGCTGATTAAACCAGCGAATTTTGTACCCAAGAATGCAATAACGCTGCCAGCTCTTTGAAATTCTCCGTATAGTTTCGTGACTGTACCGATCCCCTGTCCGAACATCGAAAAAGCTTTACCGACCGTGCTAGAAAGTATCGTCGTGATAATAATAAACTTTGCAGCCGTGAAAATCATGTTTTTCTGTTCGTCAGTCAAACTGTTAAACGCCCCAACCAGCTGTTTAATCATCGTCGCGCTGCTTGTCCATAATGGCTGTAAACCGTCAACCAGTTCGATTCCAGCGTTTTTAATCTGGTTCATCGCTTTGGCAGTTTCACCCGCTGGTGTTTTTAAATGCTTCAATGATTCAGCCGTCTGATCGCTAGAATTTTGGATTTTTGATAACATTTCATTGAATTCAGCTTCATTACCTGTCATAGATAAAGCCAGCTTAAATGCTTTTACATCTTTAATAATTTTACCCATCGCAATTTCATTGCCGCCAGTTTTTTCCTGTATCTCTTTTAGAAATGCTGGAAAACCAACTGACTGAATGTGTGCGCGATTCAATTCAATGCCGAATTCTTTTGCCGCTTTCAATGCCTTGGGGCTTGCCTTTGTGAACGATTCAAATAGGGTACTTAATGACGCGGCAGCTGATCCATTGTCCATGCCATGTTTAACCATCATTGCATAAGCCGCGTCCATTTGATCAACGCTTACTCCTGCATCAGCTGCGGATTTCGCGACACCAGCAAGTGTCGGACTCATTGCTGCCATTTCGACATTGGCCAACCGTGCCGTGACAACCATTTTGTCATGTATACTAGCCGCTTGTTCAGCACTCATGTTATAGGCTTTGATGTATGCGTTTGTCGTTTCTATTGTTTGCCCTAGTTCCATACCGGATACTTTGCTGTATTTGATGCAATCGCCCATATACTTCATACTCTCAGCACTTTTGACACCGCCAGCAATGGCCTTCTGCATCCCATCCGCAATAGTTTCACTAGCAACGTTAGTTTGATTCGATAACTCAACAATATCCTTTTTCATTTTCGCGGTTTGTGATGTAGTTAAATCCCCTAGCATTCCTACGCGAGCAATAGATTTGTCCAGGGATTGCGACAACTTAAAACCAGCAGCGGCCGCCCCCACTAATGGTGCCGAAATAAACGCTGTAGCCTTGCCAAAATTACTGATGGATTTTCCTGTTGACTCAATATCCCTTGCCAGTCGCTTATGAATACTGGATTGCTGCTCCATGTTTTTTGATACCTGCCGTAATACTGGGCTGAATTTGTCTTTTAGCGACATCACAGCATCAATCACTCTTGCCATTTATTCAGCCCCTTCCACGCCATTATTTTCTTGCTTTCGCTGCTGTAATTCATAGCGCATAAAGCTGTATAAAATCATTCGTTCACCCGCTGGCAGCCAATAAATTTTTGATGGTATCATGTGATGAAACCGAAACAGATAATACATTAACTGTACTTCTGAATCGGTTTCAATTAGTTTTTTATTTCTTCATCCGCCTCATCATCATCCGGTTCATATCCCGACAGAATATTTATTTCGTTGTAAATGTCTGCAATTTCACCGGACAAAAACAGTTTAGCAATCAATTCCTTTGGTGTCACCGCACTAAAATGATCCAATAATTTTTTATTTCTCATATCAGGTTCCTTAATGCCATCAATCAAGGTTAAAACTTGCATATCGAACAGGTTAAAGTCTTTAATCCCGCCCTTTTTGTTAATATTAACTGATTGCCGCTGTATTTCAGCGTAACGCTCCGGCTTCAAAGCTTCCAACTGCAATTCAAATTTCACCTTCAATTTTTCGGTGAGGCGTTTTATTTCATGGGTTTTACATGGCTTTTCAGTCAATTTCCCTGCATCCGTGGTTAATAATTTATCTATTAAACTCATTTGATATCATCCTTCCTTTATTCGTCTGCTATGTCAACAATATCCCAATCGGAAAAAGTGAAGTTGTAGGATTCTTCACCATTTTTCTTCGCGGCCCAATCTGCCAAATGAAGCTCATCAAAAACGGCGTCTTTAATGACAACTCGTTCCGCGCCGATTGCATCTGGATCATCCAACTTACTGATAATTGTACAAACAGTTTGTTTCCCAGCCTTCATGTTATCATTCAGTTTTTTAAGCATATATGACGAAACTTTGTTCATCTTTATACTACCTTTACAGGTATAGCCAGTTACCTTGTATTGTTTGGACAATTTTTTCACAATGTGAACTTCGGTTTTATCCAGTGTGACAGACGCTTTGAACTCTGTTACCTGAGCCATATAATCGCCGTCAATCCAAAGTTCCCCTTGACTGCCGTTCATGACCTGTTTTGCTTCCATACCCTTCATGCTCATACCACCTTTCTTTACCTAAAATTAAAATGGACAGTCTATACCGTCCCCGTTAGATGGATATTCCTAGCTTGATATCTTCGATTGCATCCAGAATTTTAATTGCTGCAGCTAAGAATACCTGATCCCGCGTATTTGCTTTTTTAACATCTTGATCCTTCATCTCGGCAAGTTCATCCACCGTATAATCTCCATTGCTCAATAGATATACTCGTTGTTGTTCAGTATCAATTGCGACAGAATTTTTCTTATGATCAAGAATGCCGTCAAGTTCCAACTGGTCAAAATATCCCTGTATTGCCGATATTAATAAGCACTTATGATCGTAAGAATTGGAGTATTTTCCTATATAGCTTTCATTTGCTGTATCTTTGATATCGTCATGGATCATATCCATTGCATCAATCAGTTTGACTTTCTTAAATGAATCACCTTTATCCTGCGTGGTCGTGATAAAGGAGTTTACACCCCTGGCCACCTTGTATTTTGTACCGTCATACATGATAAAAAATTCGCCAATGCCGATTTTTGTATTCATTTCTTCTGTAGCGTAGACATCACAAGATACAACCTCAGAAAGAGGTGCAAATGTACATAGA